CTTGAACTATTTAGCCCTTGCAGGTTATGATGCGGAAAAGGCAGCGGGTGCGTTGCCAACTGTTTTAAAACTTGCAGGGGCAGGTGCTATGGAACTGGCAGCTGCCAGTGACATGATAACTGACAGTATGAGTGCCCTGGATATTGAAGCGACACAGGAAAACCTGGAATCATTCGCAGACCAGATGGCACAGACGGCAAGCAAATCAAATACCAGTGTTGCGCAGCTTGGGGAAGCTATATTAACTGTAGGCGGTACAGCAAAGAACCTTGCTGGCGGCACTACGGAACTTAACACAGCACTTGGTATCCTGGCAGACAATGGCATTAAAGCAGCAGAGGGTGGTACACACCTGCGCAACATGATTCTGTCACTGCAAAGCCCACGTAATGCTGCTGCTGCTGCAATGTTTGAAGACATGGGGCTTTCTGCCTATGATGCAGCAGGGAACATGCGGAGCCTTGGTGACATATTTGGCGATATCAATAAATCACTTTCAGGTGCTTCCACACAAAAGGTAGATGAAACACTTTCAACTATATTCAAGCTTACAGACCTTTCATCAGCAAGGGCTATGCTGGCAGCAACAACAGATTCTGTTAAATCTTTGGGGGCAGTGGTTGATGCATCACTTGCAGGAAGCGGTACCAGCATATCCAAACTTGGGATTGACCTTAAAAAAATGGCAAAAGAATTTGATGCAGCAACATCACAGAAAAAATTTGCCCAGGACATGAAAAAACAGTTTAACATGACTGGTGAACAGGCAGGGGTCTTGTTTAATGGGTTACAGTCGCTTGCATCAGGTACAGGGAACCGTTTTGATGAATTAACAAAGGCGGTTGAAGGCAGTGCAGGCGCATGTGCAGATATGTATGCAATACAGCTTGATAACCTTAATGGTGATATAGATATCTTAAAATCAGGGCTTTCAGATTTAGGGATTAGTATATATAAAGACCTGAATGCCCCGTTAAGGGAAATGACACAGTTTGCTACGCGTATGGTAAGCCAGCTCTCCTTTGCGTTTTATGAACAGGGCATGGAAGGAATGGCAGGTGCAGCAGGGAACTGTCTTTCAGCAGCAGTAAATGCACTTATAGGCTATGCACCAAAAGTAACAAGCCTTGGCATAAGCCTTTTAGAAAATTTTATAGACGGGATAACAGGGAACTCTGGTGAAATTGCAGGTGCAGCATCCAGGGTTCTTTCTGTTTTTACAGAAGGACTTTTTAAACTTGTCCCTAAAGTAATTACAGCAGGACTGGATTTAATTTTGCAGTTCACACAAAGCATAACAGGGGAACTCCCACAGCTTATGGACAGTGGTACGCAGGCGGTAACAAACCTTGTGGATGGCATTGTTTCCAGGCTGCCAGAAATTGTACAGACAGCTGTAAGCCTGGTGGAGAATTTAGCTCTTGGGCTTGTAAAAAATGCACCTGCACTTATATCGTCAGGGGCAAAGCTTTTATCAGGCCTTGCAAATGCACTTACAAGCCTGCTGCCACAGGTTGCACCAACAGGCATAGGAATAGTCATGCAGATAGTGCAGTCTGTCATTTCAGGTCTGCCGCGTCTTGTAAATGCAGGTACAAACATATTAACGAATATTGTAAATGGCATTGCACAGCATCTTCCAGCAGTTATAACAACAGCACTGGCAGTTATACAGACCTTTGTAAACAGCCTTATACAGAACACGCCACAGCTTTTAACAGCTGCAATACAGCTCATAGGAAGCCTGGTGCTTGGCATAGTACAGATGCTTCCTGCAGTTATACAGATGGGTATACAGTTAATTTTAAGCCTTGCACAAGGCATATTGTCAAACCTTCCACTTATACTGCAGATGGGTACACAGGCTATATTAAATCTTGTAAGTGGCATAACGCAAAGTATACCAATGCTTATCCAGGGAGGTTTCCAGTTAATCACATCACTGGTGCAGGGGATAGCACAGAACCTTCCTGCTATAGCACAGGCAGCGTTTACAATTATACTCTCTTTGATAGGCGGGCTTATAACAGCAATACCACAGTTATGGGCAGCTGCTAAAAGCCTCCCGGGGGCTATATGGGATGCCATTATTTCAGTTGACTGGCTTGAAGTAGGATGGGATTTAATAAAATCTATCGGTCAGGGTATTATAGATGGTGCGCTTAGCATTGGTGACAGTATTATAAACACAGTTAAAGGCTGGTTCGGGGGCGGTGATGATGAGGCTGCTTCTAGTGGTGCATCTGCCGCACAAAGTTATGCTGCAGGGATGGGCAGTAAAGGGTTTGCTAAAAGTGCAGTGGCAGCAGGGTTTGAATCAGGTGCTTTTGATGGTCTTAACACTGCTGGTGCAGAAATGGCAGGTACACAGGCAGGTGAAGCATTTTCAACTGGTTTAAACAGCAGTATGGCATCATCCAGCCTTGATACAGCAGGTTTTAATGCAAATATGGCAAGTGCAGGTAATGCAGGTGCAGAAGCCTTAAGTAATGGATTTAATACAGGTCTTGCAGGGATATCTGTTGATGCGGCCAGCCTGGTGGATACTTCATCAATGGCAGAAGCAGGTAATGCAGGCGTGTCAGCGGTAATAGATGGCATGAATAACAGCCTTGCAGGGGCTAGTGTTGGCATAGGGGCAGCAGCGGTAGATACATCAGGGATTAATGCTGCTTTTATGGATGCAGGGGTTTCAGGTGCAGATGCAATAAGTACAGGAATGACAGGAAACAGCCAGTCAGTAATACAGGCGGCTTCCTCCCTTGGGATGGAAGTAAACACATCAATGGATGAATCATGGAAAAAGATGGAACAGGGTACACAAACCGCCATGCAGAAGTTAACCTCAACTGTTACAAATGCGGCACGTTCTGCAGCAAATGCGGTAAAACTGGCATTTGAAAACATGTCAATAACAATCCCTAAACCTAAACTGCCTGTCATTTCAGTGGATTACAAAACGAAATCTTATGGAAATGGCGGGAATATAAAAGTCCCTGGTTTCAACGTGGCATGGAATGCTGCAGGTGGTATCTTTAACAGGCCTACCATATTTAACACACCAGCAGGGATGCAGGGTGTTGGAGAAGCAGGACCAGAAGCAGTCCTGCCGCTTGATATGTTGTGGGCAAAAATGAAAGAAATTTTAAATGATGCTGTCACAATTAATGATGGAAGCTCTGTTATTAATTCACTTTTGGAAAAACTGAAAGGTACAGGGAATAATAATAGCAGGAACACACCAGAACTTGCAGGTGCTGGCGGGGTTAATATACAATACAGCCCTGTATATAACCTTTATGGCAGTGCAACAAAACAGGATGCCATTGAGGCAGGACGTATAAGCATGGCAGAGTTTAAAAAGCTGATGAAACAGCATGAAAAGGATTTAAAGAGAAAAAAGTTATAGGAGGATGGCATGTCTGGGACATACACTACAATACAAGGTGAAACCTGGGACAATATAGCCCTTAAAGTATATGGCAGTGAAAAATATACATCTTTTCTGATGGGAAACAACTATCCACATCTGGATATACTGGTGTTTCCATCTGGGACTGTATTAAAAACCCCAGATTTGCCAGAAGAAACCAGTGTGGGGCTTCCGCCCTGGCGTGATGGTACAGAAGATGATGATGATGTGGATCCATATGATGACTACAATGATGAAGATGAGGCGGATGAGGAATGGCAGTAAAAAAAGACACACCCAGGCAGGTGGCTGTAAAGGTAGCATATTCAAAAAAAGTAAAATCCAGGAAGGCAGGCGGGACAAAGAAACGTCCTGCTGCCGTCATGGCAGAATATAATGAAGGTTTTACATATACAGACCCTGCATCAGGGGAGAGTGATACTATAAGCATAACCTTAACCAATACAGACCTGCGCTGGGCAAAAAAGTGGATTCCTAAAAGAGGTGACAAGCTTACAGCTAAAATAATAGAAAAAAGCTGGGATAAGGCAGGGCAGGAGAAAACATTTTTCTGTGGGAAATTTTGTCTTGATGATATAAGTTACAGCGGACCGGAGCTTACATGTACAATTGGGGGCGTGTCTGTACCAGACGGGAATGCTTTCCGAAGCACCCAGAGAAACAGGACATGGAAAAAGGCGGTTTTAAAAGAAGTAGCGTCAGAAATAGCTAAGAGATACCATCTTAAATTAGATTATACAGGCGGCACAGTAACACTTGGGACTGTGGAACAAAATAATGAAACTGACAGCAGTTTCTTAAAAAAATGCTGTGAAGATTATGGCATGGGCATAAAAGTTTACTGTGGGAAGATTGTAATTTATGACAAGGCAGAGTTTGAAGCAAAAAAGCCTGTTGTTACAATAAAAAGAGCAGACCTGCAGAGCTGGTCTTACAATACTACAATAACAGGTACATATACAGGTGCATCAATAAAGTACACAAGTGGCAAGGATGACAAGGAAATAAAGTGTGTTGTTGGTGGCGGGAAACGCATATTAAACATAAATGAAAAGGCTGAAAGCCTTAAAGAAGCACGGTTAAAAGCCTGTGCAAAAGTAAATTCTGAAAATGAAAAAGCATCTACAATGACAGCTACAATAATGGCAGATATACGCATTGCAGCAGGCTGTACTGTAAAAATAGCAGGGCTTGGGCATTTAAGTGGTAAATACTTTGTTGACCAGGTAACACATAACCTGGAGGCAGACGACGGTTATACAATGGATTTGGAATTGCACAGATGCCAGAAGCGCATAAGCCAGGTATCAACGGTAAAGACATTAAAAAGCAAGGAAAAAACTGCAAAAGCAGGAAAGACGCCAGATAAGGACAAAACACAGGAAGCAGGGTTTAATACTGGTGATAAAGTTATAGTAAATGGCAATGCCTACTGGGGAGGTAACGGAGGCAGTGCCAAGTGTTATAGCAATGTACAGATGTATATTACACAGGTACTTGGAAACAGTTATAAATACCGTTACGGGGTTGCAAAGCGTAAAGGCGGCACAAGGCTTGGCTGGTGCGCAGAAGACAGCATAAAGAAAGCATAGACCAGGAGGTGGTAAAGCTGGATAAAGGCGGGAACAGGATTGGTACTGTAAGCAGTTTTGACAAAAAAACAGGTATGGCAAGTGTACTGTATAGCGACAGGGATGGTGATGTTACACAGATGCTTCCGTTTGCAACATTTAACGGTGAGTATAAGATGCCTGAAACTGGTTCAAAAGTCCTTGTTGTACATCTAAGTAATGGGAGTGAAATGGGAATAATCCTTGGCACATACTGGAACGAGGGCAACCCTGCAGAAGGACACAGCACATACCATAAACATCTGGGGGATGGTGCTTCCTTTGATTATGACGCTGGTACAGGAGTGTTAAACATATCTGCAAAGCATCTGGAATTTATATCCGCAGACGACAATGGCAGTTTTACAGCTGAGGGGCTTATGGCAGATATAAGGGCAATTAAGAAAAAACTGGATATGGCATAGGAGGCATAAAGTGGCAAAAACAGGAACTATCGGGGCTGTTATGACAGGGAAATTTAAAGGGGTTTCTGATGGTACAGGGACATTTTTAGGAAGTCCTGCCGGGAAAAATGCCGGGACTTCTATGGGTACTATTGGGAATATCGGAAAAGAAGTAATATTTAAAACCAGTGATAAGAGGATACTTAATTTTACAAAAATGCAAAGGACTGTCAAGGGACGGTGGGCATCACATCCCAGGGTAAAAAAGAAGCCTAAAAAACAGTTTTTAGGTCCTGATGCAGACAGCATAACATTTACTATTGAATTAAATGCCATGCATGGGGTGAAACCACGTAAGACAGTAAATAAAATAGAGAAATTAATACGTACAGGGAAACCACAGACAGTCGTTATTGGCAGGAAAAAAGTAGGGAAACATAAATTCGTAATAACTGAAATGAGTGAAAGCTGGGAAACAATATTAAACAAAGGCGAAGTAGTTAAGATTGTATGTGACCTGACACTTGAAGAGTACCTTTAGGAGGCGTTACATGTTTAATAAACCAGAAGTGCTGCTTGATGGTTTTGGTTATCTTTCTGCAACAGAACTTGAAATAATAAAGAGGAATCTTGAATGTCTTTACAGTACTGCAGAAGGGACATGCCCAGGAGACCGCAGCTTTGGGCTTGACCAGTCTTTTGAAAGTTATCCTGTCAATGTGGCACAGAATTTATTTGCACTGGAAGTAATAGAGAAAACAGAAGAATATGAAAGCAGGGCTGAAATTTTAGACATTTCTTTCAGTTATGGAGAAGATGGGAATATGACCCCTGGGATAACTATAGGTTTAAAGGATACAGAAGAAGATGACGAAGACGGAGAAGATGAAGAATAAGGGAGGTGCCAGGCTATGTCAGAAAATCTTGATACAATAGACAGCCTGCCAGATATAAGTTTTATAGACAATCTTTCCCTGGAAGACCTGCAGGGTAGCCTTCTGGGGGATTTTGTGGAAAAGTACCAGGAACTTACTGGCAAAAAAATACAGCTGTCAAAGTCAGACCCTTACCGCATTATGTTGTTAAGCTGTGCACAGTTAATATACCAGGGGCTGCAGAATGTAGACAAGGCAGGGAAGATGAACTTTCTCAAGTATGCTTATGACGGTTACCTGGATAACATGGCAGCACTTAAACGCATTACAAGGAACCAGCCAAAACATGCACAGGTGCCAGTTAAATTTACACTTTCAGGGAAAAGGGAATCTGTTACAGGAATACCTGCAGGTACAAAAGTAACAGCAGCAGATGGGATTTATTTTGCTACAACTGGATATGCAGAGATACCTGCAGGGGAAACAGAAGTGACAGTCATGGCAGAATGTACAGAAGCAGGTGTTATTGGGAATGGTTATGCCATTGGCGAAATTAACACACTGGCTGACCCTGTGGGTTTTATTGCTTCTGTTTCAAATACAGGACAAAGCTCTGGCGGGGCAGGGACAGAGGATGACCAGAACCTGGCAGAGAGGGTTTATCTTGCACCTTCCGCTTTTTCAACAGCAGGCCCTGATGATGCATATACATACTGGGTAAAAGACTACAGTCCTGATATTGGGGATGTAAAAGTTGCAAGCCCATCACCTGGCATAGTGGATATACGTTTTATTATGGCAGATGGTACTGTACCTGGTGATACCACAGTCCAAGCGGTAAAAGAACATGTAAGCCAGAGAGGAAGACGTCCCCTTACGGACTGCGTACAAGTTAACAAACCAGATGTTAAAGAATATGCTATAGATTTCACATATTATATAAGTTTAAATGACAGTAATATAATGGCTGCCATACAGGAGCAGGTGGCTATTGCAGTAGAAGAATATAAAAACTGGCAGGCATCAAAAATTGGCAGGGATATAAACCCTGATGAACTGGTATGCCGCATTAAAAATGCAGGGGCTAAGAGGGCAGTTGTAAGAACCCCTGTGTTTCTGGCAACAGATGGGATGTCAAAGGCTGAATGTACAGAAGTAAATATCATATATGGAGGGCTTGAGGATGGTTAGTTATTTTGACGGGCAGATAACAGACATACTGCCAGAAAATATTGCTAAGAAACCAGAAGTCCAGGCGTTAAGCTATGCGCTCCAGCAGGGATGCTGCATTTTATATAAATACAGTAAACGTCTTTATATTTATTCAGACCTGGATGCACAGCCAGAAGAAGTAATAGACCTGCTGGCAGCAGAACTGCGTACACAATATTATGGTAATGAACTGGACATTGAAAAGAAGAAACAGCTTGTAAGGAATACATTAACCTGGTATATGACAGCAGGGACACCTGCTGCTGTAGAAGAATTAGTTACAACAGTATTTGGTGGCGGGAAAGTAACAGAGTGGTTTGAATATGGAGATGAGCCATATTGTTTTAAGGTGGAAACCGAAGCAATAATCACACCAGAAACAAGTTCTTTTTTCTTTGACATAATACGGAAAATAAAGAATACAAGGTCACACTTAAGGGCTGTCAGCATCAAACGCAATCTAAGCAATGAAGTTTTTGTGGGGGCTGGACAAACACAGTATTACCGCCCAGCGGCTATTATAGACGGATACAGTATAAACCTGGCAGCAGGGGGCAAATTATACCAAGGGACAGCAGGTTTAAAGGTGGATTATCCTGAAGCTGTGAGGGATAATTTCTGGCAGCAGGAACAGGCAAAGTAAAAGGAGGGATTAGATGCCACAGCCATTTAATAATGCGGTTATAACAAATGCAGGTGCACAGGTTATAACAAGGGCACAGGCAGGGGAAGAAACCAGGATTGAATTTACACATATTGCAATTGGTGATGGGGTTTATGAAGAATCTGAAAAAACAATGCAATTCCTGCAAGGGCAGACGGCATTAAGGTCGCAAAAAAATATTTATGCATTGTCAGATATTAACATACATTCGGAACATAGCGTAAAAGTCACAGCACTTATAACTAACCAGAATCCCGCTACTGGAGAAACGCTTATAGATGAAGGCTATTTTATTAATGAAATGGGGCTTTTTGCAAAAATATGGGAGGGAGAAAATTGTACAGAAATACTTTACAGTATTGCTATAACATCAGGTGAACACGGTGATTTTATGCCCCCATATAATGGCTACAACCCAGCCCAGATTATACAGGATTATTTTGCCACTGTAAGTAATAGTGCAGATATTACAATTAATACAAAGGGTGCAGTCCCAACAATAGAGCAGATGGAAGCTGCATTAGATAATAAAGCAGACCTGGATGGTAATGGCAAGCTGTTAAAATCCCAGATGCCATTAACAGAATTTGAACAACAGCTTCCAGCAGGAGAAACAAGTATAACATTTACCCTGGAAGGTTTAAGTGACAACAGCAGTATAAGTGTATATGCAGATGTACCAGGTGTAGGATATACAGATATAGTTGTGGATGGTGACAATGTAACAATAACGTTTGAA